AGTTGATGGAATCGAAAATGTAGATGTAGGAGTGGTGGCTTGTGCCATTGACCATGCTAAATTACCCTCTGATAAAGTTGGTGTTACTTCAGATATACTATTCAAAGTAGCAAAATTATTCTCTGGACTATCAGGCATGGCACAATCAGAAGCGACTATACCACTAGATGTAAAATGATTATTATTGCCACTTGTATCAGCACCTATGGTTGATGTTGATGCTGTTCCAGTTCCAGTTTGTTTAAACTGTAATCTAAAACCATTAGTGCCATATGAGCCAGTATATTTTTTAGGTATCCATACACCATTTTTAGTTTCACCAAAGTAAGTTGGGTCATACGCATTGCCATCTACAAGATTAACTTCTGCCATATAACCATCAAAGTAAGCAGAAGAAGTCCAAGAGTATCTACCTAAAGCATGAGCCGAAGTGTTATTTATAAAACCTTCAAAATTTTGGCTTGGATACGTTGCTGTGCTAAAAGAAGTTAATTGTGTTCCATTTACATATATTTTAATTCTATCCGTGCTAGTTCCTTGTGTTGTGTCAAAAGCAACGAGAATGTGATACCAAGCTGAAACATCTCGAAATACCTGATTTGTTCTAATATTAAAATCGTAAGACGAACCATTATAAGACAACAAATCAAAAAAGTTTGTATCTGAAAGTCTAATGCGAAAGTCGGCAGAATTACCAGTTCCTGCACCAAAAATTATTTTGTCAGATGTGTCAAGAGATGAGCCACGTTTAATCCAAGCACTAAAAGTAAAAGTTCTTCTGTTTCCTGCACTTGATGGTGTTCTACTTAAATATGCACTATCGTCATCATTAAACCTTAATGACTGTGTAGCAACACCATTGTAAAATCCACTTGAAGGATTGGCAAACCAGAATGAACCTGCACCTGTCATTTATTATGCCTCTGCAAATGCTTGTTGAGCAGCACCTAAGTGTATCTTACCATCTGCTTGAACAAAGTAAGGCACAATATCTATTGCATTAGCACCTGTGCTTAATGTTATTGACGTTCCACCTGCTACAAAATATCTATCATCTGCATGAGATAATGTTCTGCTACCTGTACCATCTTGAATAAATACAAATATACCTGACTGTCCTGCAACCTCATCACCTGGGTCTTGTAAAACTATGTTACCTGTTAACGTAAGTATAAAATTTGTATACTGTGAAAAGTCAGGTGTTACGTTGCCTGATTGTGATCCTGCTGTTTGTGTATTCGGTACATTACCTGCACCAAATGTAATCGCTGTTCCTGTACCTGCATCAGATGTAATGCTATCTAATGCTATACTTCCCACATTTGTTATATTGTTATCATTAAAAGATGTAGCACCTAAAGATATTGTGCCTGTGGCTGTAAGATTACTTGATCCAACATCTATCGCACCAAAACCACTTGTAATTGATCCACTATTTAAAGCACCTGTAGTAACAATACTAGAACTACCTGCAACAGCAGAAGCCCCTATATCAGACAATACCTCACTTGCACTTCTACCCTCAATAGCTGTGCCGTTTACTCTTAGAAAATCATCATCAGCAACACCTGATCCAAAAGTAGCTACGTTACCACTAGATATACCAGATGTAGGTATATTAGATGTTAAAGCCAATGTACCTGCTGTTGCAGGTAAGACAATACTTACATTACCAGAAAAATCAGAATGAGCAGGTGCAGTTAATTGTGCATAGTGTGCATTACTACTTTCACAGTAAAATTTAATGTTGGATTGTGAACCACCATTTTTTAAAACTATTTCACCTGTTTGTATATCAACATTACCATCTAGTCTGACAAGCCCACTACCATTTGGAGTAAGTGTAATATTACCATTTGATACTGAAACAATATCTTGTCCATTAACATCTAGCGATCCACCTAATTGTGGTGACGTATCCTCTGAAATGTTTGACATAGTACCTGCTGCCAGACCTGATACTAAAGCATTTCTTGTAATCTTTTTTAAACCACCACCAGATGTATCAACTGCTATTAAAACATCGTCACTAGCAACACTTGTTATTGCTGATAATGATGTAATAGATACTGGGTTAAAGTTTGTACCATCAGCGATTAGTAAGTGACCTGCCGTATTTGTAGCCATAGTAAGGTCATCACCAGTTACAGTAAGATCACCAGTTATTGTCGCATCACCACCAACAGTTAAGTTACCTGCCACAGCCGTTGTACTACTTGCTACAGTAGAATTAGGTGTATGCGTTAGATAGGTAACAAACGACCCACTAATCTTACTACCTAATGTAAGTGTGCCACCATCAGCTATACTCAGTTTGTGTTGGTCAGCATTATCATCGCCCTGATCTGATTTTAGAACTAAATTTAAAGCAGCACCTTCTACATTCGCAGCTATCTCTAAACTATCGTTTGTAGTTTCGTCATATTGAATAGCTATGTCAGAGTTTGTGCCAAGTAATATTGTTTGGTTATCGATAACAGATAAACCTGCTGCAAATGGTATTTTAGCTGTTGCTGTTTGTGTGCCATCTTTTAATAAGGCTGTAGATAATCCTGTGGCAAAACCATCTAGTTCCTGGTCAAATCTATCGGCTCTGATCTTGATGCCATTATCTCTGTCATCTGTCCAATCAAACAGTCTTGAAAATGTACCACTACTGTTATATGCCATTAAACTGGGCCTCCTGGTATAAATTGAAAATTACTTGATAAAATACTTATTATTTGTGTTGATGACTCAACCTTAATTCTTAAAGATGCTGACCTTCCTAATCTTCCGACAACCTTACGTTTTTGGATTATACCTGCACCTGTTGTATCAGCCCAAAAATCCTCATCCCATTCGCTAACATCCCACGATGCTAATTCACTTGTAAATGTGCCACTTGCTAAGTTTAGACCAGATGGGGCTGCTTGATCTACAGCTACACCAAAATCAAAGTTAATATCTCCTAATGCTTCAAGCATAGGGGCTACTGACGAAAACCTTTTCAACGATCCTCTATCACCAAAATAATTATAGGCAAAACTTAAATCAGCCGTAATCGCTGCCGTCAAATCTGCTGTACCACCTACTTTATAAACCCTGCCATCTGTTGTGCCAAAGTAAGTGTCACCATTAAAGTTAGACCATACATGAGCAGGTATATTCTGAAATATAGACCAAGCCCTAGTAATAGGATTAAAAACGTGTTGGTTAAATGTATCTGTTGAATCACCTGTTGGATAGTTAACATATAGTTTTGATCCATCAGCCGAAACGTGTATTTGCCAACCAGTAGTTGTACCAGTTAAGGCAACTTGTCTTATAACTGTACCTCTTATCTTTTCACTTATAGCTGCTGCTTTATTACCAACTAAATCCTGTCTAAAAACCTGTGATAATGGCAGGTAACCTTCTCTAGTGGCAACGATTAAATCACCACCTAATTTAGCCATAGCCCTTATTTCATTTACTGGCTCTGCTATCCTAAATGTACCAACTAACGCAAAGCTAGATGCACTTGGATCAGTACCAGTATAAACCAACACCTCACCAGAACTCATCATTAATGTTAGAAGATCATCCTGACCCTCACCACCATCAACTGTTAAAACACCTATCTGAATTAAGTTACCACCGAATGTTCCGACCAAACCTACAGGAAACTTTGTAAAATTACCTTGAAACGTATCGACTGTAGCTGAATAGTAAAAGTTTTGGTCAACTCCTGTAAAATAATAAAGTCTGTTTTTATATGTGGTAACACCCTTTAGTGTCGATGCACTAGCACTATCAGATAAAGTTATACTAAGGTTTGATGCTGTACTGCCATTCCAACTAAAAGGTGTATCTGCTCCATTTACAAAAATGGTTAAGCCGTTAAATTCTGTTGTCTGAAATCTACCATTTGATAGACCTGTCTTTTTACTTACAGCACTACCAGTATCAATCTGATACAATGTGCCGTTTGACCCTACTGCCAATAACTGTCTGTTAGCCCCTGCATTATGTTCCACAAGGGTTTCTACGTTACCTGTACCAACTCCTGTGCAGAAGCTAGAGTAACCTTCTCTTATTGTGACCTTTTCAACAGTTGGAAACCAATTACTCATAACAATGGCATCTGTCTGTGGCATGGCATCTAAACTATCTCTTGAGTTTAAACCACCAATAGGTGCAGGTAATGATACAGATTTAACTCTATATCTGTTTGCCGTTTGTATAGGTTGTAGCATTAAACTGTTCCATAGCCACTATCAGGTAAATTGTAACTGTAAGGACTAACTCTTAATCGTCTTGCATCATCAAGACTAATTGTTGGTGAACCACCAGAACGTGATATTGCCTGTCTAACTTCTAGTTGATACTGCCTGTAATCTTCTGCATAGTCTAAGCCGTGCATTTGTTTAAATCGCCAGGTAACACCTAATTCTATTAGTAGTTCATCTAATATACCTGTATCAGTATCAACAGTAAAAGCTGCCTGTGATGTTCCATCTGTTTTCTGATTCCAATGAGAACTGACATACTCAAAGCCTACAGTTTCAGTTGCCGTAGGTGTTGGAGTAATGTCAAACTTCAAAGCATTAGAACTAGATTTTAGCCTAAATCTTTGTGTGATACCTGCACTTGCTGTTCCATGCCTGTCAAGTTGATATTGCTGTGGTGTTAATGGCCCTGTGAACTTATCAAGGTCAGTTCTGTTAAATGTCT